CGTGTCCAGCACGTCTACCTCTATTACTAGAGGGTCCGGAACAATAGGTCATGCCTATTTCCACGGATGTCGGCGCCCGCTGTCCTGCAGCAGGGCCAATCCGGCAAGCTCTTAACAGAGCAGTTGCACTGGTCGAGTTGGATTTTCCTTCGGGGAAGGGCCAACGCCAAACACCTTTTAAAGGTGGCAACTGCTCTAGCCTAAGAGCGGAGTTGAGCGACAGGAAGGCCGCTCTGCTTGTTGGAAGGCGCGAAAGAGAGTCTCGAACTCTTCATTCGGCACTGAAGTCTCTTGACAGAGTCTTTGATGTTGAGTGTCGTCTATGTGACAAGGCAGCAGCAACCAAAGCCCGGGTCGAGTGGCAACGTCAGGTTGGCACCCCGGTGACCTTTGATCCTTCTGCTCCAGCCAGCTGGAGCGAGAAGCCTCTCGGGGAGTTGGCTACTAGGGTACGTCGTATCCTAGGCCCCGATTGGGCGGAGGGAATTGAAGCCTCTAGGCTCGCATCCGTGGTACCAGACCAGAACGGATGCCTAGAGGTGGAAAAGGGACTGGGAGGGACTTTAGCTGTGGCTGAAAGTTACTGCTCGGAGGAGTGTGAAGTTGCCCACGCGGAGGGGCATCCCTGTCACATCCCCCACTCATCTGACGTTTTCGGACTCCGGGTCGGGGTCGCGAAGACGAAAGGTAAGTTCAGAGTAGTGACTATGCAGTCTGCTACCGTGAAGAGGGTTCTTCGGCCCGTGCATGACCACTTGTACGACTTCATCAGTCGTCGCAAGTGGCTGGTACGGGGGGACCTTACCAAGGACCACGTTAAGAGAGTCATCGATGACCGAGCCTCTGGGGAAGATTTTATAAGTGGCGACTACCAGGCCGCCACGAATAATATCTACTTGCCAGCTGTCAAAACCATCGTTGACGTCCTTGCCGAAGCACCGTCCCTCTCAGATAGGGAGAGAGAAGTTCTCTTGGAGAGCTTCTCGCCGGAAACCATACATTGGGTCTCGTCTACTGGACGGCACTGGCCGATCCTTCGAGGCTCAATGATGGGGAACCTGGTGTCGTTTCCAGTCCTGTGTCTTCTGAACAAGGCCTGTTTCGACATCGTGAGTTCACTCCGACGCAAGAGGACCGGTGTGCGCTCTTACCGTCGACCAATCATCAATGGGGATGACATTGCCTTCGCAGGCGATGCTCAGACCTATTCTGACTGGGAGGCGGTTACCGCACATTACGGTCTTGTTGTCAACCGGCAGAAGACAGGATTTTCAGGGCGGTTCATAGACCTGAACTCTCGATCGTTTGACGTCGAGAAGAATCGGTTTCTCGCGAAACCCGTTCTATCCTGCCTGATGCCGGGGGATGACACCTCTTGTCTCCTTACTCGTCTTTGGGAAGGCTTGAGAATGTTATCTCCGGGACTCCTGCGTAGTGCCATTGTCATGATGCGCCACCACGTTGCACGGAGGGAGATAGCCCTACCTAGCCTTCCATCTCGACTCAGACGAGTCCTCCTTAAAGAGCGCTGGTTCCGGGCAGCGCTCTTGAGGGAACCTGCTATTGAAGAGCGGGGTACTCCTCGTCACTGGCCTATTGTCTCTAGGGACTTTAGACCGAGTGAAGAATACCTGCCACTCTACAATAGGGCACATCGCGCACTCCTTCGTGTCGGAGTGAAGATTGCACGGGGCAATCTTGTGCGACCTTATGAGGTTAAACTCAAAAGGACTAGAGTTGAAGAAAAGAAGCCTCCCGTGGCGAGGTTCCGACTTCGTCATGAGTGGTCGTGGAGGTGGACCGTTCCTCTGTTGCTTTGGTGGCAGAAGAATGGTCTACCTACGCGCACTCTCTCTAGAGGTGCCTGGGAAGTGGATCACGGTGACCTTGCCTGCAAAGTCAAGGTTATCCTCACTTACCCCGGATTCCCCCCTCCGTCGTCTCTGTTACTTGACGCCGTTCGTCCAGATGGAGTGAACTGGGTGTAGCAGGGCGGCGAAGTTAGCGGGGAGGAGCGTTGCTCCTCTGGGTCCGCTCTTCATGTGGTAAACGGCGAGGATGCTGAAAGTACGAGAGCGATCCCGCGATCCCATTGAGGTCGATTACCTCTTTGGGGCCGGGGAGGCTGACGCTGCAGGTGACTGGGGGGGCTGACAACCCCCCCCAGGCCTGGCTCCAGGTCTCGGATCGTTCGTAAAGGAAATCAGCTATAAAGCGGATTGGCGACTTTGTTACCAGTCTACTCCTCTACGCCACACCTCTGTTGGGTG